CAGCATCCAAGTTCCAATTGCTGCATTTGCGTCACAACGTGATTGCTTTGCTGCGCTTGCGTCAATTGCTGCGCTTGCAACATCCCAGATTGGGCTACCCCTTTGCTGCATTTGCAGCATCCCAAACCCCCGAGCCACTTATGCTGCATTTGTAACATTATCGTTAGGCGGGTATGGTTTGCGGGGTTCCAACTGCTAATTCAAAAAACAAAAGAATAGCCGATAGAGAAATCAATCCCTATCGGCTTAAAGGTTTAGTATCCACCGGTTAATTCTATTGTGAGTGTATCGGCATTGGCTTTAAATGTTAATCCAAGTTTGATTAACTTGTGAATACACTTGAAAAATGTTTCTTCATTGTTTGTGTATATTGTATGGTTAGTCATGATGACTCCTTTGTGTGATAGGTTGTTAGGTTATATCGCCAGTGTGGAATGGTAGGGGGTTGTATACGGTTCAACACAAAACCCTTTGTGTTATAGTATACAGAACCCACGTACATTCCACACCGATATGACCGGCTACCACGTACAAGGTTTACATGTGCCTAGATACAAACATCTTGCATACATGAATCATTTACAGTATTCTAGTATTAAGTGTCTTGTATGATACACCTTATACAGGGTGCTTTGTTCTTGCGATATGATTCAAATGTTCTGAGGTGGTGTATTGGGACATAGTGCACCACCTTTTAACCTACCATAGGGACCTTTTATGGAGTCTATACAACAACAAATATCACGGGTATTTAGTGACCCTTTTCAGTTTATCCAACGTCTAAAGATAGTGGATAAATCTGGTAAGGTTGTACCCCTTCGATTGAATGCTGAGCAGATAGAGATAATCAATGCATTAGAACAGGGTAGAGACACGTTGGTATTAAAGCCTAGACAGATAGGGTCCAGTACTGTTGTCTGTGCTTATATGTTCTGGAAAGCATATACAGCAACAACACCACTAACACTAATAATACTATCCTATAAGATTGCGAGTTCTAAACACTTACTACATATCCACAAGAGGTTTTATCAGTATTTACCGGAAGGACTGAAAAGAGAACTAGAGACAGACAATACAACAGAACTAGCATTTAAGAATGGTGGTCGTATTATAGCGGCGGCTGCTACTCAAGCAGGGGGATTGAGGTCTCAGACGTGTTCTATGCTACACATATCAGAGTATGCATTTGCAGAGAATCCTGAGGAACTCAAGGCTACAGCTATCAGTGCCTTGAATGATGGGCAATTGGTGATAGAGAGTACAGCGAACTATTACAATGATGCATTGTGGAAGGAAGTACACAAACATCAAATAGGTGAAGCTGATTGGAATTACTTATTCTTTCCATGGTTTAAACATGTAGAGTATTGTATGGATGATATACCCATTACCCTTACAGATGAGGAAACTAAACTACAAGAGGACTTTGGTTTAACGTTGGGTCAGTTTGCATGGAGACGTGAGAAGATAAGTAAACTAGGTTGGGAGAAGTTTGTACGTGAGTATCCAATGACCTTAGATGAGGCATATCGTATATCTGGGAATACATATTTTACGTATGATGACTTTGAGCATGTAGATGTGGTAACAGTGAATCCTACAGAGTGGGTAACATTTGAAGAGCCGAATGCAGACGACACATATGCGATAGGGGTAGATGTTAGTGGTGGTGTAGGTAGGGATTATGCAGTGGTGTTTTGTGTATCTAGAATGACCTTACAGCCGGTCTGTATATACAGGTCAAATACGGTTAGTCCTATCCAGTTGGCAGATTACATTTATGATATGTCGGTTACTTATAACAATGCATTGACATTGGTGGAAAGTAACAACTATGGTTTAGCTACGATACAAGAGTTGTTACACCAGGGGTTCCATAGGTTTTGGAAGGATGCGCATACTGGGAAGGACTTTTTGACAACGAGTAGAAGTAAGCCGTTGTTGTTTGAGAACCTAAAGAAGGGTGTACAGACGGGTAGTATACGGTTGATAGACAATGTAACGATGACAGAACTAAGAAGTATTACAGTAGACGAAAAGGGTATATTGAGGTTTGGAGAGGATGTAGAGAGTCACTGTGATAGTGCGATGGCGATGGCATTGGCGTATTGGTGTTTGAATAGTGTTAAGATAAAGCAGAGTGCATTTTTGCCGGAATGGATTATAAGTCAAAAAGCGGATAGGCAGTTACAAACAAGTGGTGTAAGTCCACATTTGCATAGGAGATATTGATGGACGGCAAACCGCTAGCAGTATGTGGGATATGTGGTTGTGACCCGTGTGACTGTCATGGATGGGCAGAGATAGTGCGGTTGACATATAAAATAGGCGACCAGTCATTTACGCTGCATTTACCCAAGAGATTGGTTAATCAGTACAGGAGTCTCTATAAGGAACTTGAAGTAATGAATGCAGATGGTAGTGTAGTAGTGTATAGTAGTGGTGTTGTTGTTGAGGAGAAAAGCAATGAGAACCAATAGAGAGTCAGTGGCGTTGATACGTACGGTGTTGGATGAGCACAACCATTTTTGGGATGATCAACGTGCAGAGATGAAGAGGTATCGTGATGTTTATGAGAATCGTTTTTGGCAGTCAGAGTATATGGACGATACAATGGTTAGAGTGGAGACAGCCGACTGCTTCAGTTACGTTGAAGGCTTTATTGCTAGTTTGTTTTCTCGCAATCCTGCTGTGGTTGTTGCGAAGGATGCATCAATCATAGAAGGAAATGCAAAGATGGCTGAGGCTGTTGTCAATCGTTTTTTGTTTGACAAGAGAGAGCAGTTGGAGATTGCATCAAGACTTGCCCTTATTTATCCCGCTTCATTCCTCAAACTATCCCCTACGGATAGCACGGATATGCTTGAGAAGGTATCCATCCGTGCGATTCCGTGCTGGGAAGTGATAGTGGATATGGATGCGAGTGCATGGGATGAGCAAAGGTTTATGGCGCATGTGTACTACTTACCAATGCCAGAGGTGCGGCAGCGGTTTGGTGCAAAGAAGTTTACACCGATACCAAAGGTGGATTACTTTACACCGCAGGAGAAGTACACTGGTGTAAGTGAGGACTTACCGGATGATTACTTATACGTACAGATTGTAGAGTTCTATGACTTGGCGTATGACAAACTGTACTTTTGGAGTCCCAACTACAAAGATGGTGGGGAACTGTTGGAGAAGAGTGAGATACCTGTACGTACGTATGATGACAGACCAATGAGTCCATTGTGTCCATTGTACTATGCACGTAAACCGGAGAAGCCCATGTGTGGGTTATCGGCGGTAAGTCGGGTGTACGACCAGTTTTACGAAAAAAATATATTACGTACGTATTGGGCAAACAGTGTCAGAAGGGATTCTAGACAGTACTTGTACAAGGAAGGGTCACTCGATGAAGAGGCTTTGGCAAAGATTACCGCAGGTGTTGACGGTGCAATGATTGCAGTTGACGAACCTGTATTGGATGGTATTATACGTGCTGTTGGCGTAGAACCATTGTCGGGTAACTTCGATAGATACCTTGGCTATATAGAGCAAGATATAAACCGTGGCAGCATCTTGGCACCGTTTAGTCGAGGGGAAGCGACTAAGGCGACGGCTACTGAGGTGACTGCCCTTGCTCAATACTCCGCATCGGAGATTGGTAAGTTGGCAAGGGAGCGTGACAATGCGATTGAACTGATTGCACTGGCTTACCTTCGAATCATTGCTTTACTTGCTGAAGACAAAGAGCAAGCAGTAATTGAAGTAGATGGATTGCCGAAGGTGATCACCGTACAAGATTTGGATGCAAAGTTTAAGATTGTGGCACTTGACCAAAGTAGCACACCACTATCTGAAGCACTGAAAAGAAACAACCTTGTCCAGTTGTTGCCAGTGCTTACTTCATTGGGTGTACCTGCTGGTAAGATTAAAGAGGAACTGATACGCATTTATGACTTACCCGAATCATTTATGGAAGAACCTCCTGCACCACCAGCACCACCACAAGGTATGGGGGGTCCTGCACCGGAAGAAATGCAAACCACACCTGGTGAGATAGGTGCGCAAGGTGAACTACCATCTGCTCAACTTGCTCAAATGCTTAATACCCAGAGACAATAATGCCAATGTATACCTACCAATGTCAAGTGTGTTCCAAGGTACATGAAGAACTTATATTTTTTAGTGACTATGAAAATGACAACATCCCACAGGTATGTGGTGCTGATACGTATGAGCAGGGATGTGGTGGTGATTTGTATCGGGTATTGAGAGCACCAGGTACACACAGTAGTTGGGCTGGTACGGGTAAGCATGGGGTAAACGGGTACTTTTCCAAAGCGCTTGGTAAACATGTTGCCAACAAACATACGGAACAAAAAATTATGGAAGGCAGAGGTTTTGTGTGTGAGGCTGACTTACCCAAAGACCGTTGGGATACAGCAGTAGAAACACAGAAAAGACGTGTTACAGCACAAGATAAAACAATAGAAACTTACACGGAGGCTTTGAAAAGTGGTAAAACAAAAGAAGAAGCCGTGGTGGAAGCGTTTCCTGCACGGGATGCAGTTAGCGGTAAACTGGATGAGACTTGGGGGAATGGTGAATGAAGAAATGTTAGACGCTGAAATAGGCGCAGCACAACAAGAAGAGGAAGTGGCGTTTGCACAAATGGCACCAAAGGGTCGATTCAGTGCCAAGGCATTGAACAACCTGGTAAAGGCGACCAACCGTTTGTTGCCAAAGTTTGGGCAGACACCGGATTACCCAATGTTTGAAGGTAACATAACAGAGTTTCCAACAGACTTTGTACGTGTGTTGGCGATGTTTCAAGGCGCAACAGATGAAGCCGTTGAACGGGGTCTTGTAGACGATGAGTTTGCTTTTGACTTTGAAGATATAACATCTGATGCAAACCTCATGGTACTTGCCGGTAAAATAAACAAACTGGCATCCGACAAGCAGTACGACAGATTTTTAAAGTCACAACCAGTCGATGAATCCGAAGAGGGTGAAGAGATGGTAGATGATGAAACTACAACCGAAGACATGCCTATGGAGGCTGTCGATTCACTATTTATGGAGAGAATGTAATGCCAAAAGTTAATGGAAAGAAGTTCCCATACACAGCAAAGGGTAAAGCAGCAGCCAAAAAAGCAGCAGCTAAGAAGACATCTAAAATGGCAAAAGCCAAAACAGCAAAACGCAAGAAAACAATGCCTAAAAAAAGCACATATAAAAGGAAATGAAAATGAATGACACTACCTCCGGTGCGGAGACTGTTGAAAACGTAGAAGCCCTTGAAACAACTGAAGCAGTAGAAACTGAAGAGACTGTCGAAACACCTAATGGTGATGATAGTGTTGATAGTGTTGATGGTGGTGAAGAAGATGTAGAACTCATGACTATTGAGGAACTACTAAATCTTAATCAAGAAGACTACGAAGAGTTTACGGAAGATGCTAACCACAAAGGTATGAAACCTTTACATGAGTGGATGCAGCATATTCCAGAGGATGTAAGAAAACATGTTGCTAATATACGCTCTAGTTACACTCAAAAAACACAAGAGTTGGCTGAAATGCGAAGAGCACTTGAAGCCGAGCGAGCAGAACTGCACAGACAACAAGAGCATGCGGTCAACAACCCGTTTCTCAAGCGTGCTGAAGAAGAGTTGGCAAATGAAGAAGAGTACGACATCTATACTACGGAAGGTATGCAGGCTGAAATAAAACGTCAAGCGGCTAAAATGTTGCAAGAGATGATGAAGCCGGCTCAAGAAGAGATGCAGATGAAGCAGCGTCGTATGCAACTGGAGCAGTTTAAAACGGACAATCCGGAACTGATGGATGACGATTATCGTTTACCAGTTGCTCAAATGCTACAAGACAGACCGGAACTGCGACTAGAGGATGCTTTCTACATTGTAAAAGCCAAAGTAGATGCTACCAAACTTAAAGCAGAGCGAGAACAGGTAGCCAAGCAAAAGTCATCTAGACGTGAAACCCTGCGTAAAACATCAGGTGGTAAGTCTGTATCTCCAAGTGGCACACCCAAGTTTCGTAGCGCATGGGAGGCTTACCAATATCACAAGTCACAACAGGCTAAGAAGTAGGAGTTGTCATGCCCAAGGGTAAACGCAACGTCAATAAAATTATTGTTCATCACAGTGCATCTCCCAAAAGCACGACAAAAGAGCAGATTTACGATTGGCATGTCAATGGTAATGGGTGGTCTGACATAGGGTATCACTTTATTGTGCTTGGCGATGGACAAGTGGTATCTGGTAGACACATCAACAAAACTGGTGCACATTGCAAAGGGCAAAACAAAGGTTCGATTGGTATATGTGTAACTGGCAATACATCTAATCAAGCACCTAGCACCGTACAACTTGAATCGTTGTGGGGTAAGATTAAAATACTTATGGAAGAATACAACCTTGACAGGCGCAATGTATACGGACACAGGGACTTCGGAACAACCGAATGCCCAGGTAACTATCTGTACGCAATGTTACAACAGTTTAAGGCTGGTTTGCTTGCATAGGGTTGACAATACAATAATTTCAATTTACAATGCCTATGTTGAATGAACTCGATGAGCACTCGGACAACAACCATTCCACGGGAATACGGTTTAGGCAAAACGACAAAAACTAAACATTATAGGTAAAACAATGGCTATTTCGAATGATTTGCTATCGTCGACCTTGTATTCCATCCGTGATGGGGAAGTTGACGAACTATTTCAAAAAGTGGCATTTCTTGACCACGCTAAACGTTACAACGGTATTGAGTATGAAGATGGTGGTATTAAAATCCAGCGTCCTCTCAGTATTGCTGAACACTCTCAAATCACCAACCTTCCTACTGGATACGAAGCAGTAAACCTTGCTGTCAAAGACGTATTGCAACCTGCTATTTATGAGTGGGCTGACTTTGCTGCACCTATCGTAATCACCAAAAAAGAAGAGTTGGAAAACAAAGGCGAGAAGGCAATCGTAAAGATTGTTGAAGCCCGTATGCGCTCAGTAATGGGTATGCTTCGACGTGAACTTAACAAGCAGATTCTTGCTGGTAGTTCAACTGTTTTGACTACTGTAAACACTTTGAACGGTGACGTTGCTGGTGGATTCTTGGAAGCAGAAACTAAGCCTAACCAAAACAATACTGTTGGTGGTATCTCTAAAACTACTTACCCAGTAAACGGTTGGTTAAACCAGGTTGCTGACATTCAAGGTGCTTTTGGTACAAACGGTATCCTTGGTATGCAACAAATGGCAATTCAAGCAAACACTGTAACTCACATGGGTGAGATTCAATGTGTGTTGTTGTCTGAAGCAGCAATGGCGAACTATCGTCGTGCTATGTTCCAACAAGAGCGTTACATCAACGAAACCACATTAGATGGTGGACGTATGCAACTTGCTTTTGGTGGTGCTGTTTGTGAACAAGACCTTGAACTTGGTTTTAGTTACAACTCCGCTGACTTTGGTAACGCACCATTGTCTGGTTACTTCCTAAACTTCGACGGTGTTAAGTTGTGCATGCACAAAGATGCTGACTTCGCTGTTTCACCTTTTGAGCACATTTCAGGAACTACTGCACGGGCTGCCCAATTGTATGTTAAAATGCAATTAATTGCAGACCACCTAGGTTCATGTGGTGTTCTCTTTGACGCAGACACTTTCTAAGGAGGTTTATCATGGCTACACAAAACATTATTCAATACTTGGAAACTTCTCAATACAACGCATTACCTGCTGGTGGTACGATTGCAGTTGGAATCGAAGCGATGAATCGTCGTCAAATCGAAACCTTCATTGCATCTGAAGCCATTGCTGTAGGTGACGCATTGTCTTTGGACTTGGCTCAAACAAACAATGGTGACAAGGCTATCTTTGTAATGAAAGCCGATACTGGTGTCAATGCAAAGCGTTGCGGAATCGGTATTGCTATTGGTGCTGCTGCTGCTGCTGGAGACACAGTTGATGTATGTATCGGTGGTATGGCTGAAGCAAAAGTCAAAGCCGGTACTGCTGTTGGTGACCGTTTGAGTATTTTTAATACTACAGCCGGTGTGCTTGAACCATACCAAAACACCTTTGAAGACCCTATCCTTGCAGTGGCTGGTGCTGCTGAAGCAGGTGGGAAAGCAATCGTGTTTGTTATCAAGCAATTCTAAGTTAGATTTTCTATCAAGCCGAAGGGGTGGGCCAACGCCCATCCCTTTTTTCGTATGGTGACCTATGGCAAATTTAAAAGCATTAAGACAAAAAGTTAAAAACATAACAGACTACAGTCCAGAACTGGCACAGTTTAACGACCAGTTGGATGAACTGTTGAACGATGCGTACTACTGTATTTGGACGATGAAGCGTTGGAACTTTAGTACAAAGCTTGACACCATGCGTTTGCACACAGACATTACAGCTACCACAGATACAGAGAACAATGCTGGAAACAACATCACCTTGACAGCCAATAAAGGTGAGCGAAAGGTTACGTTTGTAGCCAACATGGATCGTTTACGAGATCCAGACATTTGGGAAGGTCAACCCATTGAAATCGACAACATGGAATACACTATTTCAAAAGTGATTGACATGAGAACGCTTTTATTGACCACTCCTTTTGAAGGCACCACCACCACCACTAACATTAAATGGAAAATCAAAAAACGGTGGTATGACCTACCAGAAAACTGCTTAGAACTACTTTACTTAGGACATCGTGACTACCCATACGTAAGTGTCAGCGGTTCACAAAACCCATACGGAAAGTCTACTGCGATTTTACCAAGACGAGAAGAAGACGTAGACCTAAGAGTCGACTACACTCAATCATACGCAGAAGCATACATTACAAGCCCTACACAACATATTGCTCCAGCTGAGCAGTTAATAGTAGAAGAAATTTCTCCACCCACTGGTGAGTTTCAAGCCAACAAACATTATGAGTTTGCGTGGGCATTTTTAAAAGACGGCAAAGTTGGTGCTTTATCTGAGCCTGTTATACATAAGGTTGGAGAAAACAACAAAACATTAAAGTTGACATTTAAGGCTTGGGACGACCTTGATATAGTTGCTGACACGGTAAATGACAAAGACCAACAACCAACACAATGGGAAGGCTATAGAAAAGTTATTTGCTGGAACAAAAACTTTGACCAAAACACCGGAGAGCGTAAAGGTTTGCCTTGCTGGTTGTATGTTATTGTTGGTGGTGCTAATAGAAATGAAACCTCTTATCTTGATAAAGTAATTGTAGAGGATGTCGTATCAACGTATAACATTACTCATCTCAATCAACTTGACAATGGTTCTGCTAGATATATAGAGATTGATGGCAACCATCAGCAAATAAGACCATATCCACGCCCAGTTGGTTTTGACTTTGAGGTTCCACAAACAAAAGAAGGTGAAACCATAACTGTTTTCCATGACTACGTACGTGAGATGGTCATGCGATACATGGTCAAACCCAAAGATATGTTGTTGTCAACAGATGTACCACAAATGCCATACGAGTTTCATCAGTTGGTTGTATACAAAGCATTGGAAGACATCTATTTGAAGTTGGGACAACAAGGTTTGGCGGCAACGTATGAGCGTAAATACATGAAAGAAATCAATAACTTGGCTAAGCGATACGTTGACAAGATTGACCAGCGTGTTGTGCGAGGACGTTTCCATATGGCGCATGGAAGACCTACATACGACGGTACCACACTTAGGAGACTTTCATGAAGCCACAACGTTTCAAACGTTATGTTCCATGTGGTGGTATCAATCATGTGCTACGACCAAACATTGGTGATGCAGAGATAGTAAACAACTGTCGCTACGTTTCTGAGGGTGGATGGAAAGCCAATGTAGGCTTTGAATCTTGGTGGCATGCGCCTGCATCATGGACAGTCACCAGTTCTATTATTACCAAATACTTTACAGACAAAGTAGACGCTGTCTATCAATGGAAAAGACAAGGCACGAATGACATTTACACCTTCATCGAGCAAGGTGGTAAACTGTACTACGTTATTGGCAATAAAGGACAAGGTGCAACGTACTCTGGTTCGTTCTATGAGAATGACTTGGTAACGATTGACAGTAACCGATATATACCTAAGTTGGGCGATGTTGGTAGTCAGTTTGTAAACCTAGGACAACATGTATTGATTATCAACGGACGAGACCGTGCAATACTGTTTTCCGGGGAAGAGTTATATCGAGACTTCGGATATGTCATTAATACACCTAGTGCAGACCCATTAGATGTAGATGCTGACTATCAAAAAAACAACGTGTTGGCAGGTGGTGCGGCTGTTTGGTTCAAAGAGAAATCACAGTATGGTTTAGGCTACATAGAAAAGGATGGCTCGGGCAACGTGTTGGAAAGTCAGTTTACTTACAACTATAAGGTTTCACTTATCAGTGACCTTGGTGCAGAGTCACCACTGTCAGGGTCTCAAAGTGTTTCATGGACTTTACCAGCCGCTAGTCCTGCATACCGATATGGTGTGGT